TCAATTGTCGTCATCATCCTGTTCATCTGCAGGATAAAATTCCCAGAGATCATCAAAGCGATAACTGCTGTTGTTGCCCGTAACGATATAACCACGGTTATCCAGGGTGAAAGAAAGCAATCCTTCCCGGGCCGTTCCTTCAAACCCGGTTTTTTCAGCCCAGGTATCATTGGAGATATCATATTCCCAGGTAGTGGCGATGATACCACTGCGGCTGCCACTGCTGAGGTAGGCTTTGTTCCCCATGATGAACACGGTCGCGTTGCTGCGTTTGATATTGTCATCATAGTCATCATCATAACTTTCATCCGATACATCATTGATCTTGCGCAGTTCTGTCCAGCTGTTGGTGCCCGCATCATAGGACCAGAAATCATTCAGGTAGGATCCGTTGTTCAGTCCGGTTACGATATAAGCCTTGCTGTTATAGACAAAGGCAACGGCTTCACTGCGTTTTGAGCCGGTCAGGCTCGCCACCTGTGTCCAGGTGTTGGCCGTTGGGTCATATTTCCACATATCCTTTAAATAGTTGCCGTCATAGCCGGTGCCTACATAGCCTTTATTATCGATGGTAAATGCCACGGCGTTATAACGGGCCGTACCGCCAAAATCAGCGATACGTGTCCAGGTATTCGTGGCCGGATTATATTCCCAGAAATCTTTCAGTTTATTATCGTTTTCGTCATAGCCGGTTCCCACATAACCTTTTCCATTGGCTGCAAATGCCACCGCGGAGTTCCGGGCGGTGCCGGGAAAATCGGCGATCTTCAGCCAGGTGCCGGTTGCTTGTTCAAAGGCCCAGAAATCATTCAGCCGGTCAGTGCCGTCATATCCGCCACCTACATATACTTTTGTGCCGATGGTAAAGCTGACTGCTTCAGTCCGGCCCACGCCTTCAAACTCGGAGCGCCTTACCCAGTTGCCCACCAGGTCGGTGCTGCTGGATGTATCTTTTTCACAGGAGGAAAATCCCAGGAGCAAAAGGGCTCCGAGTAGTAAGGAAGTATTCCATCCGGATCGGGGTAACTGCAGTGTAGTCTTCATTTGCCTATTCATTTTTTTACAGGGTTATTTTGTTTGTGACTGCAATCTGCAACCGGATGTCTGTAAGAAAATGTTAATGGGGATGGTGAGGGCAATTTGGGAGCTGAAGCGGACGTAAAAGAGTTTGTAGTTCGTAGTTAGTAGTTCGTCCTTTGAAGGGAAGGGTTTGAAATTGTAGTACTTGTTACAGAATTCTTTTGAATAGACGATATGAGTAACGAAGTGATCAGCAGTTTTACCATATGAAACAATATTCCGTCAATCCTTCTTAGAAAGGATTGGAATTTGCCATTTGATGCTTATTTGGCTTCTTGTTTCTTCGGATCTTGTTATTTACCAAAAAAGCCAGGCATTGCCTGGCTTTTTTGGTTGTGATCCCGCTGGGACTTACCTCCTTCGTCGGTATAAACTTCTCGTCCCAGCGTAGGGTGACTGGGGCATAAAAAAAACCGGTGGAATAATCCACCGGTGTAGTTTTTGTGATCCCCATGGGACACTTTTCGAACCACTTCATGTTCGATCTGCGGCAGCTGGCCAGCCTTTACACACTACTTAAAGCCAGTTAAATGAAAGAAGCTTACCCTCTATGTTGGCCTACCGGTTACAAAAGACATACCGGCACCAGATACCCGTCTCGGTTTAAACAAACAATGGATCAGGCCCAGCGATTCCTGAGATCAGAAATAGCCAGGCTGGCCGCCAGAGACCTAATTGTCTCCACCAATCTTCCTGTTCGCCAGGATGGCGGTCTTTACGCCGATTACATGAAGCGTAAGATCGATGATCCAGGAGTGGCCATATACTTCCGCTATAAAGGCAAAGACGTGGCTATGTGTTGCGATCAGTTCCCTACCGTATGGGAAAACATATATGCCCTGGGCAAAGGCATTGAAGCACTCCGGGGCATGGATCGCTGGGGTGTCTCTGAGTTCATGGATCGAGCCTTTACCGGGTTTACGGCGCTGCCTGAAAGTAGCCCAATTGTTCAGGCTAATATCTGGGACGTACTTGGACTAGCCGTAAAACCTGAATCTGTAGATCATGTCCACGCTGCTTATAAAGCCCAGGCAAAAAAACGCCATCCGGATGCCGGCGGCACTACCCAATTATTCCAGGAACTGCAGGATGCTTACAATAAAGCCCTCAAATTTTACCAATAATGCCCCATTTAACGCCTGTTACATCATTAATTTTCAACGACTTCTCCCGCCGCTGTTACAGTAGCAGCAGGGGTAGTAGTAGCAATCCGGTCGAAAATTTGGGTCTGTTGGTTATTTGCAGACCTGTACAGGCATTTTTTTTATTAACTCTTTTTACTGTTACAACTGTTACAAAACAACTACCTAACCACCTATCTATACTGATAATCATAATACTTATAAATGTAACAGTGTGTAACAGCAACCCCGATAAAGGGCCACTTTGTTACAATCAGTTACAAGTCTGTTACAAACTGTTACAAACTGTTACATGCCAACTGTTACACGGACAACTTGTTGAAATTCATTTAATAATGAAGGTTGTTACAAAAATGTAACAGTAAAACGGCCAAGTCAGCAGAAATTTTTTTACAGCAAAAAATACACATGACGACACAAAATTCAGCCACCGAAACCGCCAAAAAGGAACTTATCCTGGCTAAAAACCAAAACCGGAAAATGTCCTGCCCCTTCTTTTGTCACATCCAGATTGCCGCCTCCAATGGTGGAATCCCGGAGTCAGTAGCCGAGAATACCGTTTTCCTGGTAACGACTTCTGATGGATCCCATGAACCGATAGAAGCCAGGCTGCTGGATTCCGTCCGCTGCCAGCTGAAGGATATCTCCTCCAGCTTCACCTGGATGAGTCATGCAATGAGCCGGGAGGAGTTTATTATTGAAGTACTGACGAAAGTGAAGAATACCACAATGGATACGATCATGGTGATCTATTTTTATAAGAATCTATCGGTCTGATTATCACCGTTTTTTTGTATTTTCGGGTACCAAACTAAATGGCGGATTACTACGTTTTAAAAGTACCCGTAAAGAAACATCTACAGAAATTCATACACAGCCAGGAAGGGTTCCCTATCAATAACAGGGAGCAAAGCTTTGTCTGGCATATAATACGTCCTTACCTGCAGTATAAAGTACTATCAGGCCACCGGTACGATGATATCAATAAGTCTTTCCCTGGTCATATTTCTATCAATATTCCAAAATCAAACGTACGGGTATATGGCATCTACCCACGGATGTCTACCATAGGCTTCATTAATAAAGTGCTATCCATGCACTTTGGCCGGGAGCTCAGTTTTTATGTTACCAATTTCCTGAGCAGAGAAGGCCGGTACCGTGGATATAATGCAGCCATAGAATCTTTCTGCCATCTGCACAACATAATCATTGAGGAAGACATCAGCCTGGATGCACTAAAAAAAATGGAATTCAGATACCGGAAAAAAAGATAATAAATCGGTTGCGGATTTGTCCCGACGCTTTCTTGTAGTGTTTATCAATTAATTCCACAAGCTACCTGTTACTACAGCGGATCCTCTTATAGTGTGTCCTTTCCCGCCCCATTCCTTACTCCGATTTTTACTAAGTGCAATACCACAATACATACCTGCCGGTAATGTCATTGGCAAAAGCCCCAGTACGTACCGGTGGTTTTTGCACGCTGAAGTTCTGTAAGAAGTCTGATGTGCTCACCTGGCCAGAAATTAATCCGGCCACCGGTGTAATGGGAACCGCCCTGGTACTAAAACAAGGCGGTGTATTCTACTACGCCGAGCTGATTGATCAGGGCCGAGGTTTCGATGAGCAGCCGAAAAATAGTTCTGCAGGATTATTCTTTGAAATATCAGTCAACGGATCCTTACGTGGAAGTAACGCTTCTAATCTTCTTTCCATACAATCCATGCTCAATCAGCAGTGGATCCTGATCGTCGCCGATCGGAGTGGAGTCACCCGGCTGATCGGAAACGAAGACACCGGTGCCAGCCTGGCTTATAAGTACGATGCTGGTACCGTTACCAATTCCCGTAAGACGGATCTCAGCTTCAAGTGGCAGCATCCGCTTCCTGCACCGGTGTACGATGCCAATGCTTTCGATATCATCATCGGTGGCGTATTGGTAACCGCTGGCCAGCTGACAATGCTACTCCGGTTCAAAGTGGGAGCACCAGGTGAACCGATGAATGACGGTGATACGCTTCTGGTAAATGAAGGACTGAAGAATAAACGCCTGCTGATCCTTGCGGATGGGGTAGGTCTCCCGATCGACGATTTTTCAGGAGATATCGACTGGTCAGGATCCATCGATCGGCACGTTGAAAAAGCACTCAGCAGTAACACCTGCAACTTTATTGGTGCAGTAAACCTTGACGAAACAATTGAAATATATGCGTTCAGTTAAATTTTTAATTCTGGCGATCCTATCGATCGTTTTCAGTTTTACAGCATCAGCACAGTACGTACAACCAGGACGGTACGATCACTACTCATTTACAAACCAGATGAATGTGGGTGCAGGTGTAGTCAGTGTAACCGCTCCATCTGCTTACTTTGAAATAGGCCCCACATCAGGAGGCAACAAAGGATTACTGGCGCCAAGGCTCAGCACTACTGAAAGAAATGCGATCGTTTCTCCTGCAGATGGGCTGATGATATATAACGTCACCACTAAGAAGTTCAATTACTATGACGGTGGATCCTCTTCATGGAAGGATATTGGAAATGGCGCCGGTGGTGGATCCGGTATCACACAGCTCGGAACCAGCCCATGGGGGTTGATCAATCTCGATGATTCAACTCTATTAGTTGACTCGATGAAAGTTCTAACAAAGTACCAGCATGAAAAAACAAGGGATAGCCTGGCTGTATTGATCAACTTACGGATGCTGAAATCGGATTCCCTTACCGCTATAAATCCGACTGGATACGTAACAGGAAAAATTCTTAAAGACTCTGCAGCTGGAAAAGTTGATACTGCAAAAGCAATAAAGTTTGATACTACTGGGAAGGCTACTGGTAAAGTCCCTAAATGGGATGCAGCTTGTGGATGTTTAAAAATGGCCAATGATTCCGTAGGTGCCGGTGGAGGATCCGGGGCGTTCTCCGTTCTTAAATGGCGCACAGGTGATGAGAATGCTCCAGCAGTGGGGGATACGCTAATCATTAATAGTGGGTTCAAAGGAAAATACGGGGAAATGTTCCGAGGATCCACCTATGGTTATTTTCTCGAACATGTTGTAAATGATACTGGATTTGTCCGCGTTAACGATTCAACCTATAAAGTAAAACCAGCATTTGCAGCAAATGAGTGGTACTACATAAGACTTACTGATAGTTCGGCGCTTACTCAGCTGACACTGGAGGCTCCTGATGCCCCACCATCGACAACTATCGCTTATGTATCAAGTACAGACGGTGGTAATAACGGAGGGTCTGGAAATACCAGAACATTTAGCCATACCACGGGTAGTGGAACAGACAGATACTTGCTTGTGGGAGTAATTGGTGACGTTACCAGCGGGGCGAATGATCCGGTTAGTGTTACTTACAATGGCGTTTCCATGACTTTAATTGATTCAATGAAAGCCGTTCAGGGAGGGAACAGGTACAATTATGTTTGGGGTTTGGCGAACCCTGCAACGGGCGCGCATAATGTTGTTGTTACTTTCACAAGTGCTCACTATATATTAACTGGGGCTATTGAATATTCGGGAGTGCAAGGAGTTGATGTGACTTACAAAGAGGATGCCTATACAAATAGTAAAACGACCTCAATAACAACAACCGCAAATAATTCATGGCCGGTAATATTTTCAACAACCCCAGGGCTTTCGCAGAGTGCAGGAACAGGGGCAACGGCAAGAACAGCTGCAGCTACAAACTATTGGAGATGGTTTGATAGTAATGCAGCGGTAACCCCTGCCGGTGCTTATTCAATGAATACAACCAGTTTCTCCGGATCTGGTATCTGTCACATCATTATTAGTCTCAAACCATATTAATGAGATTCCTTCTATTCATATTACTTTTTTCATTACAGGCAAACAGCCAGATGTATTTTGGCCGCATTGCTTCTACGTCAGGTGGTGGCGGCGGTGGCGAACCAACGATTCCAGGACAGTTAACACTGATATACGATGATTTTAGTGGATCTTCTTTAAACTCACGGTGGAAGATTCGTAGACCGGATATGACCACGGTAACAGTTTCCGGTGGCTATGCCAGGGTCCAGGTGGATACGGATACCATTCCGCAAATGGCCGGGTATTCATATTCTAACATTACCACTCAGGCAATGATTTATGATACCAGCTTTGGCCTGAATTGCAGAAGGAATTATACACTTGAACAGGGTTTTTACATAGATAAAATTAACGACACTACACTTGGTGCTTTTACTGGTCCTTACTGTCCGTTTCCGGTTGATTATCCTTTCTCAGGCTTTGGGCATTACCAGTTTTCCGGCCCGGATACAATCAGGGTCTTAGGAGGAAAGGATACAATGTTTACTTACCCACCCGCAGGGCACTCTCAAACTTCAGCAGTACCGGTAAACACAACGGATTATTATGTTTTAAGGTTTACTGTTTTTGAGAATGAGGCTAAAGTGACGTTTATTAACAGGACAACCGGTGATAGTGTTTCTAAGATTGTCAACTTCCAGATGACTTCAGGTGGCTGGCTGGCTCGGCCTTCTTATTTCTATTATGCGTTTGGGCTGATGGGAAGGAGTATTGTCAGGTATGATTATATGCACGTATACACTCCTGAAGAGCTGAATCCAGCCGGGTTAATAATAGCCGATTCCAAAGGAGCTGGGTATAATGCCAATACAGCTGACAGTGCCTATGGTAATATGTTAAAACGCAACACCGCTGATAGTATTCAAGTCTATGCAGGTGGCGGTATGGGCGTGGATGAGGTGTTACTTGTTCTGAAAGATGTATGGCGGATCAACCCCGACTATGTGATTTTCGACATTGGCACTAACAATACTTTCAACTCTACAAATTACGGCAGGTATGCCCGGATTATTGATTCACTGACCGCTCACGGTATTACTTCTTACAAGTTGATGCAGCCTAATGGTGGTAATCCAGTCGGTGGGGGGGGCTGGAACCAGTGGATAAAAGATACTTACGGATCTACTTATATAGATGATTGGACGACTGGCTGGAATACATGGTCTACCGGCAATGGTAAAATGTACGATGGAGTACACAATACCCTATCAGGCACACAATCAAGATATGTGATTATCAAAACGGCCTTACCATCAAAATTCCCACTATGAGAAAACTACTTTTTATAAGTACACTTTTTTTATTGACAATTAATGCCAAGCCGCAAAGCGCAACAATGGGCATGACTAATGGTTTAAAAATTTGGTCATACGATAGAAGTGGCGGCATTGTCGGAAAGATGGATTATGATTCTGCCAGGAATACGCTGAAACAGTCCGGTAATCAACTACGGGTTATAAAGGATTTGCTGAAATATATAAAATCGTTACAGGCAAGAATGAACCTTGCTGAAAATGTTTTGCAATATATAGAGAAGGATGGCAGTATCCGTTACCCGATAGAATTTAAAACTGCATGGGAATTATGGAGGAAAGAGAACCAACAGTATTGACGGAAGTGGCATTGCAACGGTTCTTGCAGTTCAATCGTGATAACTGGAAAGAGCTTCAGTGGATGCGGCAGGTACAAAACAAATTTTGGAAACTATATATTTTAGAAAAAGAAGCAGAAGCAGAGTTAAAATATTTCACTATAAAAAACCCATAATCCGTACCCTATTTTAAAATCGTAAACATTGAGAATTGAAATGGATAATAATAGCAACGTTGAATTCGGGCACTTGAGCCTGGTAGTCTCTATTTTGACAGGAATTATATCATGGATCGGAACCATCGATGTCAGCGAATTTATTAAATCCACGGCTGGTGTTGTCGCAATAGCTGCTGGTATAATGGCCATCCGGTATTATTATTTCGCAACCATAAAAGCACGAAAATGATAAAGTACATCTCTCTCCTGATTGTAGCAGTATTCCTGGCACAAGCTTTCATTGCCTCCCTGGCTGTTTACCGGGTGCAGCTGAGCAATGAGAAGATCAATTACCAACAGGCCCTGCAACTGTACTTCAGAGCCAACATGGCCCGGTACGTGCTGGTGGCCGTGTGTGTACTGATCCTCAGCTTCGTGCTGTCCGATTATATGGATCTGTCACTTACCAGGTCAGATCTCCGCGCAAAGGGTATTGAGGCATTGAACCGAATCGAGCGGATCCAGCTGTACTTTAAATCTTATGCGATCGGTGTAGGTGCCTTTATCGAAATCATTGCAGTGGTGATTTATAAAGCCGGCTTTAAATCAATCATCGATTTTGGTAAATCAAAGGGCCTGTCTGACCAGGAAGCTAAAACTATCTGATATGAAAATCATCTGCGCCCCGATATTCATTGTATTCATGCTCTTGCTGGCAGCTAGTTGTCATGTACAAAAGCATACGGCAAAGTCATCTGTCAGCAAAGACAGCATCACCATTGCCAACCTGATGCGCCACATCGAGGATCTGGAGACAGAGAACACCTTTATCCGGAAGCGCCTGCAGGAAATGGAATACCTGGGCGTGGAAATGCAACCCTGCCCACAGATCAACGTGGACAGCCTCCGATCGGCCATGATCGCGGCCAACTGTTCTCCTGAGCAAATAGCGGCCCTTATGGCCACGCTTGCTGAAGCCGAGACCACCATCAGGAAACAGGCAGACGGCTCCCTTGAGATCAAAGGGAGAGTCCAGCGGCTTACTCAGACGAAGAATACCCTGGAGGAAACTATCCTTTCCCAAAAATCGGAGATCAGCAGGTTGACTACAGAGCTGCAGCAGCAAAAAAGCCAGGTGAAAACGGAAACCAAAACGGTTGACAAGTTTGTCGATCGCTGGTACATACCCTGGTGGATCTGGCTGATCCTCTCAGCTGCAGTAATTGGTACCTGGTACTTCAAGGGATGGACAATCACCCGGAGCGAAAGCCTGGCAGACGCCCGGGGAATCATAATTCGCAAACCTCAAAAATGATAAATATGAAAAATCTCATCTTGCTGCTGGTCCTTTCTACCAGCCTCGTTTCCTGCCACGCCGGTGGCCTTGTTGCTATTCCTTTTCTGGTTGCTGTCTTTGGGCTTTACTTCCTCGGAGTGGCTTATCGTAAATCAAAATCCGGATCCACTCAACAAACTCCCGGCGGAATTGTGGAATCAGATAAAAATGTTTCCATCTTTAAGATTGGCCAGTTATGGTATGCAGTGGCTTTGATACTTGCAGCTATCGTTATCGCATTGATAATGGAAAGCGATTATCGCCCATATGATCCGAAGAAAGACGGTGTGCCGAAAGAAAAGGTGGATGACGGCCGTGAGTCTGCAGAAGATCAGCTTAAAAAAGCTAAGTAATGTCATTCACTCACAAAAAAGGAACGCACCGTGCCCGGCCATTCTATTGGTTGAAGTGGTGGCCACTGGTAAAAATGCCAGTTGTACTAACCCGTGCTGTCACATTCGAAAGCAGCAATAAGTACACACTGCCGGTGGAAGATCAGCAGGATGTAAATAAGATGTTCGGCGTGGCCTTTGGACGGGTGCACATGAACAGCGCCCGTTTTGGGTGGCGGTACGTTCCTGATACAAACAAGTTTCACCTGTACGGATATTATTACCGGAACGGGGTTCGTGACTTCCAGTTTATCTGTGAGTGCAGTCCATACCGTAAGTACAAGCTTATTTTAAAAGTCAGTCCACACACTTTTTCTTTTATAGTATCCACTTCTGAAAGCCCTTGGCGGCAACTAATTGTTGAGCGTTATGATAATAAGAAATGGGGGTGGATCCTTGGGCCTTTTTTTGGCGGAAACCGGCCAGCTCCGCATGACATGAAAATTAACCTGGAGAAAATAAAATGAACAAACCAAATATTTCGAAAGCAGAAGCGGATCAGTACATTAAAAATGCAGCTGCATGTATTACCCGATCAATGAATCAACTGGTAATAATGGGACGCATTGGGCAGGAAGAAGCTCAGCAGTACCTGCAAAAGGCCACCGCGCCGATCGGATCACCGGTGCTGGTGCTAGCCATCCGCGGCTATTACCTGAATAGCCTGGGAGCATCAGGAGAAAATGACCGAGGCGTCTACGATGATGCAATGATCCTGATCGGCCCGAACTACTACCAGACCTTTAATGCCAACACGGATCCGCGTAAGCACGAGAAAGGGATTGCAATGCTCCTGCCCGGGTGGCACAGCTTCAAGCAGGGCTGGCATGGATACGGCAAGGCCAGCGGCCATAAGGCATTCCGGACGGCCAATCCGGATGAGGTATCACCGGTGCTCCGGGATGGCCAGATCGGGATCCAGAAAGGGTTTACCATCAACCTCCACTCCGGAGGATTCAATAATACTAACAGTGCCGGATGCCAGACGGTATATAAAGGACAATGGCTCGAATTCCAGCAGGCAGCTTATAAGTTAATGAATGCTGAAGGGCAGAAGATCCTGCCTTACCTCCTCCTGGAAGAAAAGTTCAAGTAGCAGTATTTTTCATATGGCAATCGTTACGCAACGGCCCCGTTTCCACGGGGCTGTTTTTTTAAGGGGTAAGCATGTGTGTCCTTTCCCGATCTATATAGCCAATCTATGTTTGTTATGAAATAAAAAACTATTCAGCAATGAAAAAATCGTTAGCAGCCATACTTGATCTGGCATCAATCGTATTATTGGCGTGTACTGTTACAATAGTACTCCCCACTTTGATCGGCCAGAATAAGGCCAAAGCCCAGTTGGTAACCACCCTGAAGCCGGAAGCGGCCAATGATACCCTCACCAATGCGGATACCGCCATTGTGTACTTAAACGCTACGGCCAGAAGCACCGGTGATACTCTGAGCTCTTCTGTCCTGGATAACATTGCAAGATCTGTAACGATCTGGGCAAAAACGGTTTCCGGAACACCAACCAGTTCGAAAGCTTATTTGCAGGGTACTAATACCGGTAGTGATTGGTCTACGATCGACAGTCTTACATTTTCAGCAACCACCTATAATTTTAAAACTTTCCCGCTAAGGCATGCCAATGGCGATTTGCTATACAAGACTATGCGGGTAGCTTTTTATAATGCTGCGACCAGCGTGGTAATACCGAAAGTGTACTACCTGAGACGAAGTAATTAACCGGTAACCCGGTAAAGATTTTTGAAAAACTGATCTGATGGTATTGCACAAAGTTGCGCTCAGTGTTTATAACAGGCCCTGGCTGATTGAACCACAATCTGCCATGAACCTGCTGGCTATGTGGGAAAGGATTATGAGCAACGAGACCACTTTCCGTGCAGAGATGGAAAACGAAGACGGAACCTACCAGAAGATCAAACAGCTCTTTGCAAAATCTGAAATCGCTTTTGCGCCTGACAATTATTACGACGCGAAGAATTTCTCCGGTTTCGAAGGTGCCAGTGTAGCGGTGATCCCAGTGATGGGTCCGCTGATGAAGAATGATTTCTGCGGATGGTTTGGAACAGCCACCCTGCAGAACATGGTTCGCCTGGCGGAGAATACCCCTTCCGTAAAAGTAATTGCGCCCTGGGTAGATAGCCCGGGTGGAACAGTTGATGGTACCGAGTCTTTCGCTAATACCATCCGGAGCAGTAAAAAGCACACTATGACCATTTCTGATGGCTATATGTGCAGCGCTGCTTACTGGATCGGATCCTCTTCCAAAGAGGTTGTATCCGCAAATAAGACTGATATCATCGGCAGCATCGGTACCATGATGAGCTGGCGCGACTGGACAGAATCGGACAAACAGCGGGGAGTAGTTCAGCGTGAATATTACGCCTCTGATTCCATCGACAAAAACCGCATGTTCCGCGAAGCGAATGCCGGCGATGGCCGGGCGCTGATCCAGGAAATGCTTGATCCGATGAATGATGTTTTCACCGGATCTGTAAAAGCGAACCGAAAAGGAAAAATTGACCTGGCTAAAGAAAACGTGCTCACCGGTAAAACCTACCTGGCCGGAGCTGCGAAAGAAGCCGGTCTTATTGATCAAATAATGCCACTGGATAAAGCCATGAACAAGGCGCTCTCCTTTGCTAAAACCTTAAAGTAGTATGACTACCGAACAGAAAAATAAGATCATTGCGATCTCCGGACAACCGGAGTTCTCATTCATTACCGAAGGTGTAGAAAGCACCGAAACCGGTTATATCGTTTCCGAAGATGCACTGACCAGGATGGCCGCAGCCCTGGAAGCAGCCGAGGCCTCTACAGCCCGCATCACCGAACTGGAAGCACAGATCCAGCAGTCAGCTGATCAGCTGACCACCGCCCAGGAACAAACCCAGCAGCTGCAGGGCCAGCTCACCACTGCCCAGGAGCAAAACACTACCCTGCAGTCAAGGGTGGAAGAGCTGGAAGCAGATGGCGGTATCACCCAAACCACCAAAGGAGCAGATCCTGCAGTCGGCAAAGTAAAAATTGCCGCACATGAGGATCCTAAAAATCCCCTGAACGAAATGGCGGATAAGCTGATGGGGGCCCCGAAAAAAGTTAACCCTTAATCCAAAAAATCTACAACCCTTTAAAAACTGTCATAAATGGCAACTACGATAACCCCTACAGATGTAATCTCCCAGTTTGGCTCTTATTACATTGATAATGGCCAGAACATGAGCGACCTGCTCATGCGCCCCTTTACCGCCTTTGGCTCCCGCGAGGCTTTTACCAATGTGCCTACGGAAGACACACAGCTCCGCTGGTCTGATGTAACTGTGGGTGAAGTCCTGCAGCCTTACCAGGATACATTCACCGAGAAAGGTTCCGTAACCTTCAAGCCGGTGAGCATCGACCTGCAGCAGGTGAAGATCGACCAGAGTTTCAACCCCAACAACCTGGTGTATTCCTGGCTGGGATTCCTCACTAGCAACAAAACAGACCGCACCACATGGCCGTTTGTCCGCTGGTTTATCGAAGTGTACCTGATGAACCAGGTCATGGATGATATCGAGAAGAAAGTCATTTTCTACGGGGATAAAGTAGCCCCCACACCTGGCACTGCCGGTGCCGCCATTGAAGTGATGGATGGTGTGAAAGAACTGATCAAGGCAAAGATTGTTGCCGGATCCACTACAGCGATCGCTGTGGGCGCTCCCCCTGCAGATGGGGCCGATTTTGTGACTTACATGGAAACGATCGCCAAAAGCATCGACGAGATCTACTGGACAAAAAATATCGTATTCAACATGAGCCGCGCCAATGCGCTCCTGTTTAAAGAGGGTATGCAGGCGAAGTACAATATCAACTACGCCCAGGTAGCTGAGCTGCAGGTCATCCGCAACTTTGAAAACTTCAAAGTGGCCGGCCGCGATTCTATGCGTGCTTCGACAAACATCTGGGGTACACCGATTGAAAACGCTGTTTTCGCCACCAAAGGCTTTGGCAATGCCCAGGCATTTGAAGTGGAGAAAGTAGACCGCAAAGTGAAAATCTATACCGACTTCCATATCGGTCTGGGCTTCCTGATGGGAGACCTGATCTTCACCAACGGCGAAGGACTGTAATCGATTTATTCAACATAACTGAAGGGCCGGCCAACACGTAAAACCGGGTATATGGCTGGTCCTTCATTAAAACCCAAATAAAATGGCTGATCTGAAACAGCAGCTGGATGCTGCAAATAAAGAAATCGCTGATCTGAAAAGCGCCAACGCTGCCTTGCAGTCTTCCAATGATTTACTAACCGAAGAAAAAGCAGCACTGATGGTTACGCTTGAGGATGTGAGTAATGGTCGTGATGAACTGGCTAGCCAGAATGCAAGTCTGCAAGCAGAAGTGGCTCGCCTGATCGCCACTCCGGATGAGAAAGAAACCGAATCCGGTGTGGGTGGAATTTTTGAAGTAGGTGGATCCAAGTACCAAATACTGGTTCCGTCTTACAACATTCCCGGCTTCGGTATAATGACCGCCAACGATGTGCTGGCTAACGCCGGTGCTCAGGCTGTACTGGTGAAATCCGGATCTGGCCTGATCAAATCGGTGAAGTAATCAATCACCAGGTAACAATTTGAATACCCTGTAAAAATTAACCCTCAATGGCTAACATCAATTACGGTACTATTACCAAAAGCACCAATCCCCGGAGTTATTCCGGTGGCTATAAAAACGTTTTCCTTTTCGCTCCTCGCGCCGACTTCCTGGCTATCAGCAAACCGCTGGATGTGCCGGTGGCCACCGGTGATACCGTGAATGTGCAGGGTGCGCACACTTTCACAGATCCCAAAGGATTCTTTTCCTGGGATTGCAAAACCAACAGCGTTACCCTGAAGGGTGCCACCGTTGGTGAAGATGGCGCACAGGAGATCGAATGGACAGGCGAGTTCATGGTGTTGGGCGACTCCGCATCTACCCAGGAGCAAATGCAGCGTGTGCTCAATGATGATATCATCTGCCTGCTGAAAGAAGCTGCCTGTCTGGAGGAAGACAGCTACGTGCAGATAGGCGACGAGTGCGTATCTCCTGTTTTCAAAGTGGAATTCGACGGTAAGACCACCAAGGAAGGGAAGAAGGAATACAAAGTCAGCGTGGCTTGTAAAGTGAAATACTTCTACGCGCACGCGGTGACTATGTCAGCCGAGTAATCATTTTTCATTTCAATTTAAAAGATCATGGGTATAGTGTTTAAAAATCCGGAAGTAGCTGCCAAGTATGAGGCGCTCCGGGAAAAAGATGGGAAAGTACATATCCCCGGCGGATCCAAGATCCCCGGACAGGAGCGGGCCGGATTTATGGGCCCCCTCAGTTTGATTACCCTGGCTGCAGCTGACAAAGCTTATGCCTCTGGAAGTAATCTGCTGAAGCTGAAAGAACCCGTTACAAGTGGATCTGGATCCAATAACCGCACACGCACCATTAAAGAAGAGTAAAACTAATACCTTATAAAAACTGAAAAGTCTCGCCGCCATCGGCGGGACTTTTTTTTGAAAAAATGAACCTGGATAAATACAACGAAGCAATCACCCGATGGGACCAGCAGAACAACCAGGACGTCAAGAGCCGGGCTGGTGGGTATGGAATTACTCACCGGAAGAATTCCCCGAGCCTCCGGCCATCGATGAGCAGCTTCAAGAGCCGGCTGGTAACCGAGGACGGCGCGATCGTAAAGATCAGCAAGGTTTTCCCCCGCACGCTCGTATGGGTTCATAAAGGCGCCGGAAAGGGCCGTGGAGGAAATGTAGGCAGTACCTGGATTGATAAGTACGGCAAGAAGCAGAAAACTTCAGAAATAAGTAAAGGTAAAATGGGCACCGGTGGTCGGACAGCAAAGCCTTTCATCAACGATTCCCTGGACGCTCCGGAGGGAATTGAGCGACTGGCTACCATTGCCGCAGAAGAGCTCGGTGATGCCCTGGTAGGATTCATTTCGGTAAAATAACTATAGCACATGGCAAAAGATATCGTCAGCAGGAATGTCAGTATATATGTCGAGGCAGGCCAGGCGCAACGGGCCTATGATCAGCTGATCAAAAAGGAAAAGGAACTGAATGCCGAACTGGCCGAGACTACCAATCCAAAGCGCATAGAGTCGCTCAGGAATCAAATCACCGCCCTCCAGGAGCCGATCTCTCGTGCCGCTAAAAAAGTATCGGGAGAACTGGAGCCTTCTCTGAAGGACGTACAGGCCACTGTGGCGCGTCTCCGTAATGATCTGGCCCGGATGAGTGAAAGCGATGCTGGATATGATCAGAAAGTAGCCCAGTACCGTAAGGCTACCGTAGAGCTGGAAGCGCAACGCGGGAAAGTCGGGTTGCTTTCCGCTGCCTGGAAAAGCTTCTGGCAGGAAGCAAAGACCGTTGCTGTTGGTGTGATCATTGGTAATACCCTGCAGTCTGCCCTGCAGACCGTTCTGGGTTATGTAACTGGAATTGTAACCGGATCTGCTAAGATTGCTGACGAGCTGAGTGATATCGAGAAGACTACCGGGCTGACCAATTCCCAGGTGAGGGAGTTAAATAAAGAGCTAGGTAAAATTGATACCCGTACCAGCCGGGCTGATCTTCGCAAGTTGGCTGCAGAAGCTGGAAAACTTGGTTTTGAATCAGCCCCTGAGATACTGAAGTTTGTAGATGCTGCTGATAAAATACGTGTGGCCCTTAAAGAAGATCTTGGAGAGGAAGCCATTCTTGACATAGCGAAAACCTCTAAGATTTTCGGCGTAGAAATGCTGAACATGGCCAGCGCTATCAATGAAATTGGTGCCAGCTCTTCTGCATCAGAAGCATTCTCAGTCGATTTTATCAAGCGTACCGGTGGGGTGGCCTCTACAGTAAAAATTGCAGCAGCTGATATCCTGGGCTATTCTTCTGCCCTGGAGCAGGCAGGCCAGACCACCGAGGTATCCGCCACCGCCCTGAATACTTTTTTCCTTGATTTCATTTCAAACTCCGATAAGTTTGGTAAAGCTGCCGGCTTTGCAAAAGGCGAACTGGCCGGGCTGATCGGATCCCAGGGAACAAACGAAGGATTCCTGCAATGGCTTCAGCGATTAAAAGAAGCTAATCCGGAGGCCGGAGCATTTATCAACCGGTTGAAAGAACTGGGCATCGATGGCGCAAGGGGAAGCAATGTTATGCTTACGCTGGCCAATAATATCGGCACAGTAAGAGAGCAGCAGAATATTGCCAATAAAGCAATCAGCAGTAACTCATCCATCATGGACGAGTTCAATAAGAAAAACACCAATGCCGCGGCTAATTATGAGAAACTAAAAAAAGAGATCGCTGGAATTTTCCAATCAGAAACCTTTCAACGGGCCGGTGAAGCTACAATCAATATTTTCCGTCGATTTATCCAGGTGCTTAAAGATATTCCTCAGTTCATCCGGGAGAATCGCTTTGCGTTACTTACCCTGGTCGCCGGGATCCTCTTACTGAATCAGTCTTACCTGGTCGCCGGAGCATCCGCCATTTACTTCCGCGTGCAGCAGGTATTAACTGCACTGGCCACCCGGGCCACTACAGCAGCTGTGGGTATACAGCAAGGAGCCATCATTGCATACAATGTGATTTTGCTGGTGGCCACCGGCCGGCTATCAGCTGCAGCTGGTGCACAAATCCTTTGGCGGGCAGCAATGGCAACCAGTGCCGGCACGATCGGCGCGATCCTGGTAGTAGTAGGGGCATTCGCCCTGTTGTTAAAAGGGCTTTTAGGAACCACTAAAAGCCTGACTGCAGAGCAGCGGTTAAATGCAGAAATAGAAAAGGCCGCTGCAAATATTTATGCAGATCAGATTGCGACCATCAAACAAAAAATTGAGCTGGCTAAGAATGAGAATATCAGTCTGGAGACCAGGAAAAAAGCATTGAATGAAGTAAAGGAAGCCAGTGGTGGATACCTGAATGCACTTACCCTGGAGAACATTGCCACACAGGAAGGAACCAACTTGATAAACCTATACATTGAGTCGCTGAAAAGATCAGCCAAAGCAAAAGCAGTTGCGGACCTCTCCAAAGAAAAAGAGAAAAGGAAGATCCAGATAGAAACTGAACTCGATGTACTCAATGCCGGGTTCGATGTAAAAAATGAAACCGGCGCCGGAGCTTTTATAAAAAATGTAGGTGCTGCCATGGGATTAGGGAAAGGCACCGGTGGCCAGCAGATCCGTGATTTACGAAATGAATTATCAGGACTAGATACAGATCTCAATGCACTGTATGCTAAAATAGAAAAAGATGGAAGTATACAGGACGCTATCATCAATGGCGGCCCCAAAGGTGGCCCCACCGGTGGTGGTGGCGCCGGCGGTGGATCCAGTGCCGCAGATAAGGCCAAGAAAGACCTGGCAGATCTGCTGAAGGATCTGCAGAAAATCCGCGATGGATTAACCCTATCCCAGATGTCTCCGCTGCAGCAGGATTTAAAAGAACTCGATATAAAATTTGCGGCTTTGCGTGAACGTGCAAAAGGGAATGCAAAATTGCTTATCGTTATTGATGAACTATATGCCAAAAGCAGAGTGGCCATCATTCAGGAATATGCACGCCGGGAAGTGGATGCCTGGCAGAAATCTTCCATCGATGTACAGAAGAAAGCAGATGAGGCTTTTAAAAAGAACCTCGAGGCGCTAAAGAAAATAGAGGATCGTATTTCCGCAGAAATGGAAAAGCGGTTTGATCGGTTCGATCGCAACCGTTTTGCTGGTAAAGAGCTTGCAGTCCTTCAGGCTAACGGGAAAAAAAGATTAGAGGCACAGCTTGAACTTTTGAAACAACAGGAGCAGGCAGAGCTAAATGCAAAAGACCTAACCGAAAATGAGAAACTATTAATTGAAGAGAAGTACCGGCAAAAAAGACTGGCTGCAGAAATAGATTTCCAGGTTAATAGAATACAGATGGCCGCATACTTTTTGCAAGGTATTGCTGACATCGATAAGATTTTATCTGATAACCAGACCCGGCGCGAGAATGCTGAATTGGAGAGTGACAAGCGCATCAATGATTCTAAGAAAAGAAAGTTGGATGAACGCTTGAAGGCTGGTACCATAACACAGATTCAATATAATCGTGAGGTCGAAAAAATGGATCGTGAACGTGAGCGTAAAGAACTTCAGTTCCGCCGCCGCCAATTCGAACGTGATAAGCGTGCACAATTTGTAGCCGCTTTACTGAATAATGCGGGCGCCGTTACTACTACCTTGCAAAAGTTTGGTCCACCAATTCCGCCTAACTACCTGGGTATTGCTGCCATGGGACTTACTATACTTACCGGGCTTACTCAGCTGGCCACCATTGTCAGCACAAAGGCCCCGCAGTATGGATCCGGAGGTAAACTGGATGGTCGTTACCACAGCCAGGGAGGGAACCCTATTCTTGATGGAAGCGGCCGTGTGATCGGTAATATCGAGAAAGATGAAGGCATCATAAATCGCTTTACCATGGGTGATCGTCGCCGGTATAGTCTGACCGGTACCCCTTCTGAAATTGCAAGTACGCTGAACGGTATGCACGGTGGCCGGGTATGGGATAGATCAGCCAGGCTGGTACCCATCTGGAGTAAACGACAGCCGGCTGCAATGAATTTTGCCGCTATCAATAAGTACTTTGCTGCAGGAGGTAAGTTTCAGAATACGAATACCACGGCTGCAGGTTCGAATGCGGATAATGAAAGGATGATGGGGATGCTGATTGCCAGTATTGAGAGACTAAACGTTCAGCTGAGCGCAATTGAGCAAAACGGCATTATGGCCTACACACTGGTAACCGAAAATGAAAAGGCCCAGCAGCGGCTGGACGCGATCCGGGAAGATGCTAGGATAAAAGGATAATTTCCTATATTGAGAATTATTTTTAAACCATTTTTTATGAAACTTTTCAAACTCATCATCCCGGTTGTTATTCTTTATTCTTGTAATTCAACTACCAATAAAAGTAGTGCTGATGTTGATCCATCAAAAGATAATATAGAATCTAAAATTGATGCTGATCTAAAGTTCAGTGCTTTAGAAACTTTGAATAGCAGGATATATGACTGGAGAAATTATGATAAAGTATTTGCAGGTAGCCGGAATGTAGAATTGATGAATACTTTTAAAACCGAGGCTCTTCGTTATTCGATGGCTGTAGCTGAATTAAAAGACAGTATTGCAAAGAATAGCCTGCTAAAGAAGAAAGCTGACAGTTTAATCAGGATGATCAGAAATACCCAGATCAGGGTATTTAAAGAAGCCAGGAATGATTATTTTGAAAATGCAAAAGAGAAACTTTGGGTGGAAGATATTAAAGTTCAGTACTCTCCTGGATCTAGGAATCTTACGTTAATTGGTCATCCTTTCGTATCCAATAGAGGCATACGGGATTCGTATATCGCTATAAAAGACGCCATGACTGCTCTTAGGTTCGCTAGAGTTACATTTAAGTGGACAGAATACAGTGAGTATACTTATTATGATGTCATTGACTATAAAGACGATTACATTTATGGGTATGATTAAATATAATTTCGTTTCTAATTAGGAACGTTTTATATTTACAGCATGAACACTGACGACATCAACAAAGCCTTTAAGGATCTGCTGGCCACCCGTGGCGTGCATCATCAGCTGGGAGTTACCTCGTCCGCTGTCCGGTCGCTACGGTTTAAGCTGGCCACCGGTGCCGGCATCAGCACGGATACTAAGATCAAGCTGCTGCAGAAATCCGGATGGCGACAGGATCAGTGTTCCTACACGCAGAAAGACCTGGTGGCGGCGGTACGCTTCGCCCTGGGATCCTCAGCTGCAGCCAAAACCCAAGGGCCGGAGTACATTGTAGAAAAATATTTGGCAAAAAAGAAGTAACTTTATTTAAGAAAAAGCCCCAGGACTGAACCCGGGGCTGTAAATCTGACTCCTACATCAGATCCCATTTTGCTGACAGTTACAGACTTTAATTGGAAAGGGCCTTTTGTGGGCCCTTTTTTAATGTCTGTCCTTTCCCCGTAAATACCTTCTATTTATTTTCGAATTCTCATAGAGAATTTTTTTGTTATATTTTTCATCCTCACCCCGTTTCCACGGGGTGTTGTATTTAGTGCCTGTCTGTCCTTTCCCGCCCCGCCCCGCTGGGGTAATTTTCCTGCATGGAAGTAACCGGTAATGTAATCCTGCGGAGTGAAGCCATGAAGCTGGTACTGAGTGGTCAGCCATTCGACATGGATTTCGTGCTTGCCGACCGGCGCCGGGGCACCGGTGGGGATCTGAAGTCTGTAAAGAAGTGGATGAAACTGCGGGAAGATCTTCCCAATGAAAAGATTCCTGGATCCTTTGCCCCGAAGTATCGCCGCGATCGCGACAGCAACAACTGGAACAACAGGACCTTCCGGATCTTCGACCCGGCCGATCGGAGCCAACACCCAATTACGGTACACTTCCGGCTGATCATTTCCTTTAATCAAAAAACCGTACTCAATGGGTAGTGTAGTTATAAAATCAGGCATTGGCTATAGCGAGCGCACCGGTGCCCGCTATATCGATATGGAGGCTGTGGCCACTGTAGAAGATATGATCGAGAACCGGATCAAGCCAACCATTCCTACTGAAAAGCTTGGTGCCATGCCCTGGGCCCCCTGGGGAAGCAATAACCTGCTGCCCATGGAAATGTACAAGGACATTGAGACTTGTGGCATACTTAATTCCATCATCGATATACAAAGTCGCTTTGCAATCAATAATGGTTTAGTAGCTGTAAAAACCGTGCTGGATAAAAGCTCTGGTCAGCGGATCATTGAATCTTATGTAGATGATCCGGAGATCAACGACTTTCTGGAAGGCAACAATGTAAACTTTCAGGCACAGGGCTGGGTGCTGGATCTGCTCGGTCTTGGCAATGGAGCCGGACGCTACGGGCTGAACCGGAAAAAGGATCCGCAGATTGTTACCATGCAGCGGGACGATATGTCGGAGGTTCGCCTCAGCCGCAAAAACGATCAGGGTATCATCCGCGATGTATATCTGTGTGCAGAATGGAACCTGGCCCGTGGATTAGACGATAAGCGCCTTTTCTCCCGCCCCCATCTTTCCTTTATCGCTCCGGATGCAGATCTGCAGAAGCAGGTTAGAGCTGGCCGCGGCCGGGAGTATGCTTTCACTTTCCGGAATCCTGGCTGGGGTAAGCATTACTACTCAATGCCGCTGTGGTATGCCGCGATGAAGTGGGTGAAGATTGCCCAGGGCGTACCGGAAATGAAAGCGGCCATCTTCCAGAACAGTATGCACGTAAAGTACGTTGTGATCATTTATGAAAAGTACTGGGAAAAAGCCTTCCCGGATTGGAAGAAATATACCGAGAAGCAGATCAAGGAAAAGAAGAACAAAGTGTACGAGGACATTGAAAAGTTTCTGGTAGGTGGCGATAATGCTTATAAAAGCATATTCACAACCGGGTACCGGGATGCCTCTGGAAATGTGGTAACTGATATTGAAATCAAACCGGTGGATGATACCATGAAGGACGGCAAGTTGCTGCCGGATTCAGCCGCTGCAAACAGCGAAATTGCTTTTGCCATGCACTTCAATCCTTCAATTTTCGGAGGTAACCAGAAGGCAGGATTATACCAGCAGGAAAGCGGCGGATCCTCAGTTCGTGAGGCCGGGCTGATGCAGGTAGTGATGATGGAGCTCGAGCGGCAGCATGTACGCCGTGCGCTGTATGTACCCAAAAAATTCAACGGCTGGGACAAGCGGATCCCTGGTCTGGACTTTATTATCCCCGCAACTGTATTAACCACCCTGGACACCGGTGCCGGCAGCAAGCCAATCGTAACCGGCGATGGGGCAAAACCTGATCCGAATGCCACTGTTAACAAACCTGAGTGAATTAAAGGAAGTGCTGCCGAAGCTTTACAGCACAGTAACCAATACCGCAACGCTTCCCAACATCGACCGGGCAGAAAATAAATATATCCTCCCCATCATCGGCAATACGCTTTACCAGGCATTGCTGACAGCCTACGCGGCCAATACTTTATCGGCCACCCAGCTTTCGCTGGTTAAAAAAATCCGGCTCGCAGCGGCCGCCTATGCCACGCTGGATGAAGTAGGGTTATTCGTGCTCACCCTGCAGGACAGCGGCGCACGTAAGATCCAGCAGGGCGGCACTGAACCCGTACGCGCATGGGAGATCCAGGAGCTGAAGAATACCCTGGCCAACATGGCCACGGATGGTATGGAGCAGCTGCTGGGTTACCTGTTTACCAACAAAGCCGATTTTGCGGACTGGACTGCCAGCGATAATTACAAGAAGCTTAGTAAGCTGCTGATCAAAACCGGTGCAGAGCTCAATGATGAGTACACGATGTTTCAGCCGCAGCGCTGTTTTTTCATTATGCGCAACATCATGAATGACGTGCAGCTGCTGTATTTGGAAAATACGATCGGAAAAAGTTTGCTGGACTATCTGCGGGATAATGGAGCACCCACCGATAAAGAGAAAAACTGCATCCAGATGCTGAAGAAATCACTGGCTTATTACTCCGTGATGAAAGCAGCCAAGAACTTTTCTGTAAACTTTTCCGATAACGGTTTTACCATTCTGGGTGAAAAGACAACTGCATCCGGAGATACGCGTTCCATGCAGCAGGAAGATATGAGTATGCTGCAGCTGAAAATTGACCAGCTGGAAGGTGAAGGGAAATCCTTCCTGGAGCTGGCCCAGTATGAATTAGTACAGTTGAATTCAGATCCCACTGCAACCGATGATTACAAAACCGCCTTTGCTGCCGGCCGCCTGGCTGATTACATAGTGCCTGATGAGCGGACCAGTGGAAATGAAAACAGAAAAATCTATGTGTTCCCATGACCCTTATCGAGCTCAATAAAAAAATGTACCTGGTGCCCGCCAGCTGGAATGAACTCTCCGGCCGGCAGGTGATCGCTATTATGGACTGCCTGTTTGTAAAGCAGTACACCGAAGAGCAGGCCAGGCTGAAGCTGCTGAAGATCCTCACCGGTATGGGATGGTGGCGGTTTTTCCGAAGCAAGCCTACTGAGCTGCAGGAATTTCTTTACCTGTCTGATTTTCTACTGGCGAAAGAAACCATGTTCACAAAGCAATTGCTTCCTGAATACGATGGGCTGTATGGACCTGAAAGCGATTTTGATAACCTGCTGATGAAAGAACTGGTGATCTGTGATAACCTCTTCATGCGTTGGAGTGAGAACAGGGATGATAAATCACTGCTCAATGATTTTATTTCCGTGCTGTACCGCCCGCTGCGCCCTGGCCGGTACCTGGGCCTGATGCCATACGATAAAACAATCAATCCGGAGGGAGATGTAAGGGAGGAATTCAATTTTAACCGTTCGCTTTATCGGTCAATGAAGATCATTCGCCGTTGGCCACTGTCTGTGAAGCTGGCGATCGCCCACTGGTACGATGCCTGTCGCTGGCAGCTGGTAGAAGAAAACGATGAAGTGTTTGGCGGATCCGGATCCGGTGATGTTTCGAAGTACGGACTGATCAGTGTAATGCTCAGTGTGGCAGAGGCTGGATCCATGGGAACACTGAAAGATGTCGAAAATCAATTTGTAAAAACCGTTATGCTGCAGCTGAATGATAGTATAGCCAAAGCAAAGGCTGAGGAAAAAAAGTATAAGCAATGAGCGTAGAGTCAATATACTTCGATGGCGTTCAGGATTACCTGGAAGATGCCAGCGAGCTGAATAAGCTGGTAGCTCACAATAAGCCCACAGAGGTAGCCCCAGCTGGCCAGCGGACATTTGCCCGATTTGAAAGCGAGGAGCATATCCGGGCTATTGTGAACTGTGCGGGCGAAAACATTGTGGTCGTCGCCGATTGCTATGGCCAACGTACCGGGGAAGTAGATGATCAGAGCCTGCTGTATACACTGCAGCTGCTTTTCGCCAGTAAAAAGAAAACCGGTACCGCCAATGAAACGGCTGCGATCAATGATGCCATCAAGACTGCAGAGAAAATAATGTTCCAGTACTGGACCAAGATGGAGAAGGATTTTCAGGAAGGCTGTAACGCCCTGGAGGATCTGCAGCCTGAGCGCGTAACATGGAACCCGATCCAGGATCAACCATGGCTGGATGATTATTACGGATGGATACTGAACATTCCATTCGGATCCTACATGCCGGAGTACGATGAAACTGCCTGGGATAATTCTGAAAACTCAATGGTGATCGATGGCCAGGATACTGCTATCCGGACATTTAAGCTGTTTGCCCGCTTTGAAGTGGGAGCCACCGGCGCCCTGCTCAACCAGGGTGATACGCTGATAACTCATAACAAGCTGGCCGATCGGAACGTGCTGTGCCTGGTAGATGGCAAGCCCCTGCCGGTAGATGACATGACTGGCAATATTGACTGGACCGGATCCATCGACCGGCGCGTGAAGCATCTTAAAACTTCAAACGAACTGGATTTTGTTGGCAGTGTGAAGACAGCAGAAATTATTGAAATCTATATATACACCTGATGGCTATTACCGTTTTACAACGTCCCTATACGCGTAACTGGTCGGGCAACCCGATCCATTACCGGCTTTACTCTGCAGCTGCAGAGGCAGATGCGACTATTTATTTCCAGATCCGCGTTTTATTTAAACGACTGGATCAGGCTGATTTTTCCAACATCATCGAGTTTCCTTATACACCCGTTAAGGGCACTGCAAAAATCGATATCCAGGATATCCTTGATGGCTTGCTCGAGCACGAACTACCTTACCTGGTGGACGGCATTTCTCCTTACTTATCTTCCAAGGCCACCGGTAAATTTTATATCCACTATCGGGAAATCACCACAGCTGAGCCGGATCCTGACTGGACCGAAACTGAGGAGGAGAATGAATTGCTTGTCGTAAAGGGAGGCATTTCTTTTGAGCAGTGGAGAGGAGATAATTATTGGACAAACTATTTTGATATCACTAAGCCATTCCTGACATGGAAGAAATCAGGTGATCTTCACTCTGTTGATGAAAAGATATGGCTCGCCTGGCTTAACCTGACTGAAATTTACCCTGGTGATATCCGGATCAAAAGAACAGTCCGCTTTACAGATGGCAGTGAGAACGTCGCGTATTATGACAACCCGGTCAATGAAAACCAGATCGGTTATTTTCCAGTTGGCGCTACTCAGCTGCAGCTGGAAATCATTGATCCGGCTAAACATATTTACTGGTGGGAAATTCAGGTCATGAATACCGGGACCAACCCTTATGAGCCAGTATCTGAGTTGTTCCGTTTTTACCTGGATAACCGTCCGGATGAAAACGCCACCACGCTTCATTATCGTAACAGCCTGGGTGGACTGGACCCCGCCCGGATCCGCGGGGTGATCGATTACACTGCTCAGCGGGAGTTCTCCCAAACTGAACGAATTGTTCTGCACGATTATTTCAGCAATTATTTTATCAAAGGCAGGGTAGGTGCTGAGAACAGCACCGAGCTGAAAGTGATGAAGGGGAATATTGGCCACCTGGGAAAAGAACAGCAGGACCGTATCCGCGATCTGCATCTGAAGCGCGAAGTATGGCAGGAACGTCAGGAAAAATGGTTGCCTATATTGCTTCTAACTGGTACACAGCAGCTGCTGACTTCAAAAGATCAGCTATTTGATATGCCACTGGAATGGACCATTGCCAGTGGTGGCAATCTGCATTACACTCCTGACTCAGTTAACATGGCAGAAGCAGCTGTGGTGGTAGGCCCGGCGTGTACCGCAGTGATCGGTGATCTGGACTGGAACTATGTACCTGGTACCGGCTGGGTGATCAGCTGGAGTCTTGTGACAGGAGCCCCGAATAAATACCAGGTAAGTACACCTGCAGTAAGTGGTGGCGCACCAGGTGAGACAATTGGTCTCAGCTATACGATTCCCTGGCTGCCGGTAGGGGATAATGTAATTAAGGTGCAGCCGGTCTGCCTGATCGGTGGCGAGTACTATCTTGGTACACCCATGTATATTACCGTTACAGTAGAGCCAGCCTGTGTTAATGTCGGTATTTCCGGAGAACCCATTTATCTGCCCAATGCAGTGGTGGGAGTGGCTTACAGTTATTCCATTCCATTGACAGGTACCGCACCAATAAACATTACCAATATTGTAAAGCCTTCCTGGATGACCATGGGAGTATCTGGCAGTGCCGTGGTGGTCAACGGCACACCCACGGGAGGAGATGTGGGTACCGGTATTACTGTATCCTTTGACCTGGATAACTGTAGCGGTGCCGGCACTAAGTCATACAGCGATACCATTGATGTGATTGCCGGCGCCAGTAATGGAGATTTCCTGGCCACCAATGAAGGATATGGATCCAGCATTATAAAAAAGATACAGCCCAATACACCTGCTTTCTATACCATCAGCACCGGATCTATTCCGGTAGTATCAGGTAGCCAGGCAGCCGGCATCATGGCAGATGCCATCAGCACGGCCATTACCGTTACACTGATCATTGATTCTTTCAGCCACGAGCTGGATCTGATCAAAAACGGAACACCTATACAAACTCTTGAGATAGATAGTTCCGGTGCATTCACATTTGCTGCAGCTGCCTTCCTGATCACCGATAACATGGAAATAAAACTTCGTTTAGTATGACGGGTATTCAAATCGGCAATGAGTTTCTGGATCTTTCCCAAGGCACCAACATCGAAATGGAGGACCAGAATCCTTTCCTTCAGTTTGATGAAAACCTGATGGGGGAGTTCTCTTATCCGTTCAATGTCCGTTGTACTGAGAAGAATGACCGGCTCCTGGGTTACCCGGGTGTGCCACAGATCCGCGTAAACACTGCCGGTGTGGATGCAATGTTATATGATAACAGCTTGCAGGTGGCAGCTGGCAAAGTGAAGATTGAAAAAGTTCATACCAACATCAACCGCAGATCTGCCACCACGATCGACTGTTATTTTCTGACCAAGGCTAGTAATTTCTGGCAGGATGCTAAGGGGAAAAGCCTTCGCAGCATCGATGCCGGCGGCGACCGTACATTTGACTGGGACGGATATATTACCACAGGTACCGGATTCTGGAAACACCTGAACGATGTATTTTTTTCCGCCCCTAATTCTTTCGATTATGCCTTTTTCCCGGTCCGTAATAATCAGGCTATAACCACCAGCACCGACCCGGACCGTGCTGATTATGACCGGTTGATCAACAAAGTTTATTTTGATGTAGCGAATGACCGATGGATTATGCGTGGCCAGTTTTGTCCATTCCCTTATCTGCATTATATCATCAAAAAAATGATGTCCTCACTTGGATGGACGGTCTCCGGAGATATCCTGGAAGATGATAATTTCAGAAAAATCACCATCGTAAATACCAGGTCAATTGACTGGGCTTATATTACTAAGTCAGGTGAGGTAATTGATCATCACCCATACAGCTCTATAACTTTCAATCTGAACCAGCACCTGCCGGATATGGAGATAGGGGCTTTTCTTATTGCCCTTAAAAATAAGTTGGGGTTACACCTGTCGTTTGACCGGGTTCGTCGTCATTTAAAGATTGAAAAGGTAGACAGCTTGGTTGATATGCCTGTTGTGGATATGACTGGTAAGGCCAGTCCGTTACTACCGAAGGCTATTAAAGATGAAAAATCTATTTACGGACTGGTATATGCAGATGGCCGCGGATCACTTTCCCTGGAGAATACCCTGTACCAGGGAGAGCTGGCCAGCCGTGAGGATCTGCCCACTGCCATTGAGGCGCTGCATGATCAGTCCTATTACATTTCTATGGAAAATAAGTATGTGATCTGTAAACAAAACGAGACAGATGACAACTGGAACTGGCAGGACCTTGGTGATAATAATAATGATTATGCCCCTGCAGGTAAGAATAATGAAATCTCCACTAAGGCGCTCATTCCGGGAATGGAAGTATATACAGATTTTTACAGCCGTAAAATTTTGGTACCACTGATCGATGATGATATCGAATCTATTCACAATAATTTTGAGCCAGTAGATTTTCCCCTTTACCTGTGTTATTACCATGGACTTCAGGCTCTGGATAATCCTGATCCAGGTACTTTAGAATATCCGCTGGGTAGCTCTTCTGTTTTTAGCATGGATGGTAGCCAGCTGGCAGACTGGGGCTTGACCTTTACATGCTATAAGCCAGATGGCACCGATATCGGATTATACAAAACATTCTGGGCGCGGTTTCTTACGCTGATCAACGGGGAGGAGGAATATGAGGTTAACCTATACCTGCCGGTGCATGAGTACATGGTACTGAAATTTTCCGATCGCATTGTAATTAACGGCATTCAGTTATTCATACGTAATATCAAAAGTTCTGTGCCTTATAAGGGCTTGATTCAGTGCGTTTGCATCCGACTTTAGCCTATATTTGTCGCGACGACACTCAGCTCTTATATTTTTTTTCTCCCCCCTAGGAGTCGGGAGTCCCGTAAGGGTCCCGGGCACGAGTGTCGTCAGCTCCTGGGGGGAGCCTAAATACTCCCAAATGACGACCGATAAATCAGAACTCACCCCAGTGCCAGATTTGCCCTGGTATGAATCCCTAAGGCTTTTCCTTGAACCCTATGAACCTAGCAGCCGGGAAATGTCCGACAAACAATTCTCATCCACCGAAATCATCCGGGCCATTGAAGCGCATCATGGCGTGCCGCAGGGTATTGTCGGCAAAGAGATATATGTCTGGATGTCACCAGAGGATTTTGTCCGGGCCATGCGTTACCTCGGTTACAGGGAAGAAAATGTATCCGGCACTGAATTGGAATGGCTTATGCGTAAAAAATAGCCTGTCTGTCCTTTCCCGGATGTAAACATCCGCCGAAATTCACCCAATGGAAGCAATCCGGATTTGGCTGAATGGGAAGCAGGATTATCATGCGGGCGTTCGCCTTTACGCGATTTATGGAAAGGACCTGGCACTGAAACGCTCTTTTGCAGAGACACAGGTTACCGATTATAAGAAAAAACGACTCCTGGAAGTCCTGGAACAGCTGATCACCACGGAACCAGCCCCATCCCAACCTATACCCGCTAAGCCGATTATCCGAACTCCTGGCCTTGTAAAGCCATTAGATCCCCAAAAACCGACGATCCCACAGAGCAGCCCTTTCCCTGACTTTACCCCTGAAAAGGGCTGGAGCGAAGACAAGGATCCCACGGAGCTGGCTTTACACACAAACTGGAAACCCCTCTTTCTGGAGCTGATGAACCTGACCGCCCGGGTGGGTGATATCGCCCGTGCCGGGAAAACGGACCCGCTCAAAAAAATTGAGGCCGGGCGCATGGCCCTGCGGATCCTGGATCTGGATGATCAGCTGGATCAGATCTACCAGGAAAGGGATATGTACCGTAAAAATGGCCAGCTGCCAGATAAACGGCCATACGGGGAACCCTGCATCGATTTTAAGCAGATGCCGGTGAAGCTAGCCAACCACCAGAAGTATGTAAGGGACTATAAAGCCAAACTGGCAAAATCGCCAGGTAATACTAATCTGGCCCACCAGCTGCAGAAGCATGAGTGGTTTGTCTCCCATTACAAAAAAGAATTAAATCTCAAATAATGCTTTTTGACACAGAACAAAGTGACCAGGATGAAAAGCCATCTGCAGGCGCTGGCCAGCGGTTTGATGGTGATATCGAAATGCCTTCAACTATGAAGCTGGTGGAAGTAATTGACCTGGTGGCCACCGGTCGTTGTATTTTATGGGTGACAGATGGTGACTGGAGCATGCACGATATGTTACTTAGTCTTCTCGAGAAAACCGGGCCGGCAAATGTATATCTCAGTTCTTATGCGTTCAGTGAATTCCCCGCCCGCCTGATCGCGGATTTTAAGAGCAGGGGCGTTATCCGGGAGTTGCACTGCCTGATCGATAAGCGCCTCGATGTAAGAAGTGCCAGTGCTTTAAATATCATCCGGAATATTGCCACCCGGCTGCAGCTGGTGCATACTCATGCAAAGGTTACGGTTATCGAGAATGATCATCATCTGATCGCCGTTGTAGGCAGTGCAAATTATACTTCTAATAAGCGCTATGAGTCCGGAGTGATCCTCGCCGATCGGGACGCGGCTCTTTTTCACAAAAAATGGATAACTGATGCTTTTGACAGAAAATGATATTTCAGAAAAACAATTCCAGACCATCGAGGATATGGCAGCCACCGGATTTATACCTGAGCAGATCGCAGAAGTGTTGGAAATGTCTGAAGGCCAATTTATGGACCTATACCGTAATCGATGCAGCTTGGTTTATAAAAGATATCGTAAGGGCTTCCTGGAAGCAGAATACAAGCTGCGCGTCCGGATCTTCAAAGATGCCGGCAATGGATCCTCACCGGCCCAGACGCTGGCCAAGAAGATCCTGGACGAGTGTGCTTACAAAAATCCAATGAATGAGTAAATCATTAACCATAAGGGAGCAGCAAAAAACAGATGCGCTGAGCAGGATCCAGCGCTTTATGAGTAACTCTGAGAGTGGAGTTGTGCTCACTGCAGAGGAAGAAATGATCCTGACCAGGTTAATCTATACCAACGCCCTTTTGTCTGAGCGTAAGTATAGCAGTGAGCAGGTTATTCAAAAAGTCAAAGATAAGTTTGGCATATCGCAGTACACGGCCAGGGCCGATATCGAGAAGACGTATATACTTTTCTCTACCGTTACAGAAGACTATAAGCGATATACCCTAAAACTGCACATTGAAGCAATCGAGCGGAAAATTGTACAGTGGGAGAATGATAAAAGCCTGGCTCATCTCCTACCAAAGCTATATGCGGAAAAGACCAGGGCGATCGCCGAACTCCCAGTTCAGTTGCAGCTACCTGACACCCCAGCACCAGTGATCATCCTGGATATTAAGGGCTCGATGTCAAAACCGGATATAACTGCAGAGCAAGCCCGGGCAGAAGCTGAAGAGATACTGAAACATGAAGACAAGGATATAACTGATATCGATTTTGAGGAGGTAAAGAAAGATGAGTGAGAAACAGCACTATCCAACACTCACGCCGGCGGCACATGCTGAGGCGCACCTGATCGATGCGAATGAAACATATTTATTCGGATCCCGTGGATCCTTAAAGACCTGGCTGGCCGGGTCGTTGTATATTTTGCGGCGGGTTTACGAAATGCCAAGATCCACCGGTGCCATCATTGGTATATCATTCGAGCACCTAATGGATAACACCTTGCCGCCGCTAAAATCATTCCTGGCATCGAGGGGTATCAACGAGGGTGAACATTATGTAATTATGAAGCGGCCGCCTGATCACTGGCCAAAGCCCTACAGTGGTGTGCTGGATCCAACTTATAAGCACGCGTGGACTTGGTCAAATGGGACAACTATTCAGTTGATATCACTACGGCGTAAGGCATCCGCGAACGGGGTATCCGCTCAATGGTCTTATTATGACGAGTGTAAGTTTATGGATGAGAAAGAGTTGGAAGATGAAATTTTTCCTATCATCAGGCCTATTGAGATATCGGACCCGATTTTCAAAAATTGCTCAGGGTACCTGAGTAAATTCTTCAGCACGGATAAAAATGCGGATCCGGTTTATATTCAGTGGCTGCTGAAAAAGCGGAAGCTAGTCGATAAAAGAAAGGTTGAACTGGTGAAAGCCCTGCAGCTGGGCATGTATGATCTGATCGAGCAACTAGAGGGCTGTAAAAAATCGGAGGAGGCCAAACTTAAAAAGCAGATATATGAGGATGAATTACTTCTCGCCCGGCTTCGTTCTAAGCTAGTATATGTAAGTGAGGTTAATGCTGATGATGTCCGGCCGATCCTGGGCGATAAGTGGTATTACAGTAAAAAGCGGGGTGCCAAGAAAAGAGATTGGGATGTGATCTACCTGAATAAGGATCCAGATACGCCAGGGGAGGCCTTCTATCCGTCATTCTCTATAGAGAAGAATGTTTACCAGCATCCGGATGATGTGGATCCACACGCCCTTTTTATTATTGCGTTTGACTATCAGCATACCGTTGCTCCTATGCCTATTGCTCAATTGTCAACCCTGCCAGGTGCTGATCGGGTAAGTCTTAACTATGTTGATGAGGTCTATTCGGTATACCCGGAAGGGTTGCGGGAAGCGGTTAAAAAGTTCTGCAATAAGTACAAGAATCACCTGGTTAAGGCAGTCTATTATGTGTATGACCATACCGCAAAGGGCAAGAGGTTAGACGCAGACTCTTACACTGAGATAGTAGTAAGTGAGTTTGAGAAGTATGGCTGGACTGTATACCCCATATACACGGGACAGGCACCAGAGCACTATGATAAGTACGTGGACACTAAAGACTGGATGGATAATGCCAAGGGTGAGTATTATGATATCAGGGTCAATTCTAAATGTGAGAAGCTGATCATTAGTATTCAGGGTTCAGCAGCAAAGACAGTAGGTAATAAGACGAAGAAAGATAAGTCAGGTGAGTTAGAGAGTACATTGGACCAAACCGAGACAACACACTTTAGTGATGCGTTTGATATGATTAACGATGCAGTACTAAAGCAGAAGTTGATTAGTGAGGTATTACATAGTTCAGGCTTCGCATTCAGGTAGGGCGTGCCGGCAAGCCGTCAGGCTTTTCATTTCTATCTCTTCGAGGATATCCATTTCAATCCTTCACGCGTGGGCGGATGCACATGCACTGGTTAGCCAGGTGCAAGAGCATCCGCCCTTTTAATGGCCACTGCAGCCCATAGGGGCAGCAGTGAGGTATAAGGGATTCTCATTGTGCATAAGGGGCTTGCACAGGCGCATAAGGGGCGGCCGCAGGCCTATCATATTAGTATGGTGCCCGAACATCCGGCGAAACTTTGGACAGGGGCGTTGGCCTAACCTTCGGTTGTTTCAACTTTTTATAAAAAAGTTTGAGCAAAAAAAATTGAAAACCAGAAATTTATATGAAATGCTGTTGCAAATAATTGGCATGATTTTATTTTTTCGGAATCGCTTGAAACCCGCCACCAGTAAGGGTTTTATTTAAAAAAAAGTCTTTAAAAACGTTGCTAATTAGAAACGTTTTTGTATCTTTATAAGGTAATCAAATTATTCACTTTCAATCATTTGTTATGACGACACAAAAGAACGAAGCCAAAAAAATCACAGGTGAAAAACCCAGTGATCCGGCCGAAAATCTCAAACCATCCACCGCCCTTGCAGTTGTAAAACCTACAAGCCAGGACAACGACCCGGCACCACTGGAAGACCGGATTTTAAGGATTAACCAGTTGTTTGAATTGCAGAGTAAGTACAACCGCCTGCAGAAATCCCGGAACAAGTTGAACGAGTTCAAAATGAAAAAGGGGGAAGAAAACCTTTCTTTTACCCTTCGTGATCAAAACAACCGGGAAGAATTTTCAACCAGTAACCCGGAATTAATTGCTGCCGTTATGGATTGCGTAAGGGTAACAGTTGCCGAAAGGATTAAAGCCCTCGAGCCGCTTTTAAAGTGGTAAGAAAACCAACACAGCCCCGCCCAACCGGGTGGGGCTTATTCTCCAAAATTTAAAGACTCAACAGATGAATAAGAATAACCGCCCCAAAGAGGCGAACGGACAAGCTATGCCTGAAATCAAAACAGTTCAATTAAAAAAGTTTATCCTTTCAACCGATAAAACCGGGCTTGAAGTACCGGACACAATTATAAGAACAAGCCACGAATGCGCCCAGCTTTGCCGGCATATTCACGTTAAAGAGGGAAACGATTTTCAGGAGTTTTTTTATGTGATGTTCCTCAATAGAGCAAACAGGATAACCGGATATTATGTGGCATCCATGGGAGGCGTAACCGGTACCGTAGCCGATCCCCGGCTGATTGTAAAAGCCGCCGCCCTTGCTGATTGCGTTTCTGTGGTTCTGTTCCATAACCACCCGAGCGGAAGCACTAAGCCAAGCCGGGCAGACGAACAACTAACCGCGAAAATCAAAGAAGCATTTTCTTATTTCGATATCACCGTATTAGACCATGTGATATGTGGCGATGATCAATATTATTCATTTGCAGACGAAGGAATTTTATAATTAACCAATAAAACAACAGGAGGTATACTATGACAGAAGAAATGAAAGCAAAACGCCAACAGTTAAAACAGATCAGCCGGGTAGTAATGATGGCAGTAAAAGAAGGCCAGTATTCCAGCATCAACGAAGGACTGGCCGATATTTACGCACAGGAAGGGCATACAGAGCTGAACAGTTTTCGGGGCTGGATTAAAAAAGGCTTTGCCGTAAAGAAAGGGGAGAAAGCCCTTTTGTTATGGGGGCAACCAAAAGAGTCCACTAAGCAAGAGCCGCAGGAAGGCCCGGAGGATAGCAAAAATCAGTTCTGGCCACTGGCTTATGTATTTAGTCAAAATCAGGTGGAGCCGCTAAAAAAGACAGCCTGACCGTTCCCAGGAGCAGGAGTAGCCCCGTTACCGGGACTACTTTCTTTTTACTCCGCTCGGTCGTACCTCCCTCGCTCCGCAAAAAGAAAGTAGCAAAGAAAAATTGATTAAAGGAATTTTCTAATATATGTGCGGGAAAAAAAACATTTTTTCCGGTTTTTTTCACCTGATTATTATGCTGATTTTAACAGCTTTTGTATCTAAATTACGGTACTGTATTGCTAAAATTTCGAACCACAAAACCACCTACGAATGTTCATCAAGTGCCTTACCTGCCCCTTCCAGTCCTCTTGCTCTGTTTTCCGCTCAGTTCCTGAAGCAAAGAAGCATTTATATTGTCCGCTTCCTTCTGCAACGAAAGTTCAGGTTTTTTCTCAAGACGAGCCAGACTCTTCAAGATCACTGATCGACCAGACGTCACATCTATCCTCAAAGAGTCTATCCTTGCCAAAGCATCTGCTAAACTAAGGTCAATACTCTCAACCTTCGTTTCTACATTGTCCGCAAGCCGGGCCAGTATCGTATTGGCCGTAGTGGATTGCTGATTCATTGAATCAATCAGCCGGTTTTGCTGTACCAGCAGCCGGCTCATCTGGTCGCCATATTTGGGCTCGGGTTCCTGGATAACGGCCTGCTCATCTACATTTACTGATTTACTCAGTATCGCCCATTCTTTGTATAAAACTAAAGCCTTAAGCAGCCGTTCGCTGCCGTTCCTTGCTATTGTCTGTGAGATTGAGCCTTCTGCTAGTCCTAAACGACTCTCTATTTGAGGTCGTTGATAACCCATCTGCTTTAGAACCTTTAATATTTTTTGTATCTCTTCTTTATAATTCATTGATATGTATTGTATTTCACATTACAAATTAAAATATCTTGAATAAATCAAGATTTTTTTTGGAATCCTGAGTAAGTCAACATTACTTTGTTCACGAAACGTTCACGAACTGTTCACGAAATGTACAACAAAGCTACAAACAAACAAACCGGATTGTCAATACCACTAAGAGGTATTAACAAAGAGAGAAGTGTTAAACTTTCCCAAACTGAGCTGAAACACTTGTCTGATCTACGCAAAAGCTTTACGTCTGATTCATCGTTTGCCCGTGCCATTGGCATTGATCGTGTTTCAATTATGCGGATTATCCGTAATAAATACGGATCCGGCCAGAATGTTCAGAAAATTCGTCGCAAAATTTCCAAAATTAAAACCGCTGCCTGATGCCAGTACTTGACAATATTAATATCAAGCCCTCAGAAATGGTGGATATCCTGGAAAGGCTCCGCCAGATCGGCCACAACGATGAAGTAACGATCATCGACACTTCTAACTCTTTTACGATCCGCGATAGCTCTGGAATGTTCCTGGTAGATGTGATAAAGAAAGAACCCGAGTACTCCAGCTCGTAAAGGCTTTATACCTGTTCTCAAAATTCTAAACTAAACCCGGAGGGTGGTGCCTCCGGATCTGCTACAACAACTCAATATAAATCGATGACGACACAGCCCATACTCAAAATCAGCATTGTGATCCTGGTCATTCTGCTTTTGCTGCTGATGAGAGTATGGGTCCAGTCGGAAAAACAAAACTCTTGGTTCTTCCACGAGTACTTCAAAGGCGCCCGGCTTCCTAACCGGGTTCCAAAACCATCCACTCTACGAAAACTACTCATCCGATTATTCAACTTAAACGATTTTGTATGAATGTAGTTATTCGTCACAAACACTGTATTGGCACTGCTTACGATCATCAAAACGATGGTCCCCTTATCAATGCTTGCAAAGAGCAATTACCCGAACCGGCAATTGTAAAAGAGTATGATGGTTATTGCATTGATTCAGATGGTAAGATGTATTCTTTCGATGCCTCCAATTCCGGATACAATCGCCTTACTTACTCAGCCCTCGCCGATAAAGAAATTAAGGAAATTAAGTTAGACCTGGTGCCGGTTCGCTTGTCCGGAAATCAGGCAGTATGGGACGCCGGTTGAAATGAACTCCGGGCAAATGCTTACCGGAGAGAAGTTGTGCCACGCATACAACCATAACAGCAGCATCCCAGGATTAACTACTCTGTATGGCTGGTGAAAAGTCGGGAACCGGCGTAAAACCATAACCCCTCAATGGTACTTCAGCATAGAACACCTCCTTTGCGCCCCTTTTCTAAGGGGTGCTTTTAAAAGTTCTTTTATTATCGCGAGGTAGAGCAGCGGTAGCTCGATGGGCTCATAACCCATAGGTCGGGAGTTCGATTCTCCCTCTCGCTACGAATTTTCATAGGATAAGGTTTAATGGTTGTCAGCCGGTTTCTACCGGCTGGCACAAAAGCCTGGGTAGCTCAACTGGATTAGAGCAGCGGTTTCCAAAACCGCCGGTTATAGGTTCGAATCCTATCCCTCGCGCAATCCTTTAATTCCAAAGAGGGCTATAATGACCTGCGGAGTTTCTGGATGTGACAGTAAGGATAACATCCAAAATTGAATGAATCTCACGTCAAGAATCATTCTCTGAGAAGTAGCCTTACCTGGTCTAGCCCAACTAAGCAATGACGGAGGAGGCCGGCATAAAGATGAAACCGGCCTCCATTTTAAAACATTTATTATGAGATATAACCGACGCGGGATACCAGAAGAAGATAAAGGCACTCAGTACAAATTCTACCTGAAGTTCGGAGCTATTGGTATTGGTGTCACCATTATCACCTGCATACTCATTGCCACATTTATATTCATCTATAAAAGCTGCTAAATGAACTATTTTATTATTTCTCCGGAAAAAAGCACATCTGCAGAAGTTGTATTCTGGCGACCCAATAACTCAGGTTATACCACTTGCCCCTTTGCTGCCGGTACGTATAGCAAAGAGCAGATCCAGGCAGATCCAAACTATTATAATAACGGAATTACCAGTCTGGCCATCCCTGCCAATTATGACGACCTACATGCCATCGGATTCAAGTGCAGCTGGGATGCCAGTAAAATGCCGGGCTTCCTGCAGAGCAAAAAACAATTCGCAAAACACATCCCCAAATAATCATCATGAAAACCCGCATATTCATCATCCTGGCCTTTGGATACTTCATCGGCCGCTTTATCCTTCACCTGTTAAACTTCATCAATTGAAACACGAAATTGATTACAACGGCCTTTTTTCAATCGATCAGGATCTGCAGCGCGTTATTGCCAGTCAGCCTGGCTTGTACCTGTTGTTATATGCTAAAATCCAGCTTTTTTATCAGCAAGCTGCTAATCATATAGAAAAAATGAAATCCGGATATAAGAAAATCCAGTTGAAGTATATCAATGCCGATGCGAAAGGGAATCCTGCTGTTATTGACACTCCATCCGGACGGCAGTTCGACTATAAGGCAACTGTTACCGATTTCAAAAGCGCAGCTATCCTTACCGGTCCGGCCATCATTAAAGCCTACCAAGACGAAATGAATGCCTGGGGCGCTCAATTCAAAATCACCATCAACTTTTAATCTTATGGAACTTAATTCAAAAGCTCTTCAGGAAGCAGTCCAGCTGAACCTCGACCTGGTAAAAGCCAATAACCAAATCAGCCGGATCAAAGAACTGATCAGCCAGATGCTGAAGGACAAATGCGACCTGTCCGTGTCATTCAAAATGCACAACGAAACCAGGTGCGAGGAAAATAAAGCCGCTCAGCAGGGAAATCCGGATTTCGTTTTTTTCGATGGATTAATAAAGCAACTTGGAGCAGGTATTTCTGGCCATCCAGTTTATCAGTACGCTAACATTCACCGTGGTGGTCCGGAACCACAGGAGCCCTGCAAGAACACACTCGACTTCGAAATCACTGATACCAACGGCGTCCGGATCCTCAGCATACTGCTCGCTGAAAAGGAGGAAGCAAAGCGCCTTATGATCGACCGCCTTAATCAGCTGATCAACCCGGTCAACATTTCATTTCGGGATGATCCAAACCCGATCGCATCCAGATACTCGCAAGAATGATCCTCACCCTACTAACCATATTAATTTCCATGATCACTGAAACCACAGCCCCGCCAACTTACTTCGAACAGCGAATGACTGCCCTCGGCATCACCGCTGATATCAACCAGGTGGAGCTATTACATAACGAAGACGGGAAAAATGTACTGAAGCCGGTACAGGTATTCCGTGAACATGAGCGGGGAATAGAAATCATCCCCTATACCATCGACCGTACCACCATCCGCATCGAGAAAGAAGGATCCCGCATTAAAAAGGACTGGTCTATCATTCGCCTGGAGCATCCGATCATCAAGGACAATGGCGAACAAATGAAGTACGTCATGCCTCGTGGCCAGGGATCCTATCCACTCTATACGCCGAATATCCTGGAAGCTTTCGATAAAAAACAGGAGATCCACACCCTGGTACTTACGGAGGGATTTTTCAAGGCATGGAAGGGCTATATGGCCGGGCTGTACATGATCGGCCTACCGTCGATCACGCACATGAAGGACAAAGACCGGAAGACCATTCACCCGGATATCATCCGGATCATGGATCGGTGCCGGGTCCGCCACATCATCTGGCTCACCGATGGAGACGCCCGGGACATATCCCAGGAGCTGGAATCCACCGATGCCACCGGCAATAAGAAGCTGAAAGACCTTTACAAGCGCCCATATGGCTTTTACGCATCGATCAACACTTTCAATCAACTCCTTTACGATTACAAGGAAGTAAAGAAATACTGGGCCTACATCGATACACAGAGCATTATAGCTGCCCATCCCAACCAGTTCTCCCGGGCCGACCTGAAAGGCCTTGATGATCTGCTGGAGGCTTTCCCTGGAAAAGAAGCGGAGATCACCAATGATCTGCTGGCAGTCAGTAAGCCAGGCGACTATTTCACCAAATTCGATATCACCATCCATACCGGTAAAGTGCTGGAGCATTTCCACCTGGACAATGCCACCCGGTTCTACCTCTTCCACCTGGAGAGCCGTCCGGATTTGAAAGGTCGCGAGTTTGTTTTCCATGGTACCCAGTACCGGTACAACGAGCAGACCGGTGAATGTGATGTAGTGGTCCCGGCCCGGGCGAAGGATTACTTCCGGGTGGCCGATGATTATTACAAAATAATCAACATCCCGAATAAGCACAGTCAGCTGGAGAAAACTTTCAAGGGCCGCAGGAAAGGAACCATTGTAGATGACCATGGAAAGGACTTCATAAAGCACATTCCGAAATACGAATCGTTTTGTAATGTGCCGAACAATACCAATTTTCAGTCCGTCATCCACAACTGTTACAACGTTTATAATCCTATGGACTTTATGCCCATGGAAGACGCCTGCACGGAGGAAGACTGCCCGACGATCCTCCGGTACCTGGTACACCTTTTCGGCACCCGGACTGTTTCATTCAAGCATCCAAAGACCGGGGAGATTCACAACTACCAGAATGTAGACCTGGCACTGGACTACATGCAGCTGCTGTACCAGCAGCCGGCCGAAAAGCTTCCGATCCTCTGTCTGGTGAGCAAGGAGAACAATACCGGTAAATCCACCTTCGGGATACTGCTCCGCACAATATTCGGATCCAACGTGGCAATCGTTGGCAACCAGGATCTGGCCGGTGACTTCAACGCCCACTGGGCTACCAAGTTGGTGGTGATCTGCGATGAGACCAAGATCGATAAGCAGCACGTAGTGGAGAAAGTGAAATCCCTTTCCACCGCCAATAAAGTCACCATGAACGCCAAGGGGAAGGATCACGTGGAGATAGACTGCTTTATCAAATTCATCTTTATCACCAATAATGAGGAGAATTTCATTTACATGAGTGATGAAGATATCCGGTACTGGATTATAAAGGTGCCTGTGCTCAAAGAAGAGAACCCCAACATCGTACAAAACTTTATCGAAGAGATACCCGCTTTTCTTTCCTTTCTCAACCAGCGGCAGCTAAAGACTGAAAAGCTGAACCGGATGTGGTTCTATCCCTCACTGCTAAAAACCGAAGCCATGAAGAAAGTGGTGGAGTTCTCCCGCTCCACCGTAGAAAAAGAGATTCGCCAGCGGATCCGCGATATGTTTACCGATTTCGGTGTCCGCGAGATACTGATGACCAGGAAAGCCATCCACAGGGAGTTCTTCAATAACCGATACGAGGCCAACTACGTTGAAAAAGTACTCCGTACCGAAATGCGCATCGATACCTATTCCGAGCCAGATCCTGTTAAAAAGGATTTGTATGGCAATCCCGAGAAAGTCTACAAAGTAAAGCGCCACTCTTATCCGAAGTGGGATACAAAATACACCGATGGCAATCAGGAAACGGTAAGAGTGGAAGTTCAGGATCACGGCCGGCCATATGTTTTTAAGATCGAAGATTACCTGACACCGGAAGAGATCGCCGGTCTGCACTTTGACGATGAAACCAAATTCACTAACACCATGGTAACCGGGCAAGAGACAGTCAGTAAGCCGGAGCCACAGACAGATTTACCGTTTTAATCACCATAAAAATTCACAAAATGAAACTGAACAAGTTCGACGCAACAAACAGCATGTCAATCCGCACAGGAGTTCCTTCAATAGGCTTTGGGAAGGGGGGGGCGATTACGCTGAGCAAAAAATTTCTCGAAGAGGTGGGCATTAAAAAGCCTGTAATGGCATCCATTGTCCAGGATGAGGATGCTCCAGAAGACTGGTATGTTATCATCGGGGATCCTGATGGATTTCAAACCAGGGAAAATTCTGCCGGTGGCCTGGCTTTTAACAGCTCGCATGTATGTAAGTCATTCCGGGATTTTGTCTCTGCAGATGATGTTTCTGTCAATTGTAAACTGGCCACTCATCCGGCAGAAATCCCAAAGGAGGCTTTACCTAAAGGCTCAAAGGCATATGGCATCCTTACCAGTACAGCTGTGTTTTCAAAAAAAGGAACTGAAGAATAAAACCCGCCGCCGTCGGATACGGCAATAAAATATGAATACACATAAATTTCAACTCGGCCAACAATTAAGAGACCTAGTTACATCTTTTACAGGGATAGCAGTATCCAGGATTGAGTATTTAAACGGCTGTATTCAGTACGGGGTAAAACCTAAAGTTGATGAGAAAGGTGCCATGCCTGAAGTGCAATATATCGATCAGCATCAACTTGAAGCAACTGGTGAATCTATTTCAATCGAAAAAGATGATACCGGTGGAGACATGCCCGATTGCCCTAAACATTAAACCCGCCGCCACTGGTTGTGGCAAATAACACACATGGCCTCACAGAATCACCCCAAGCTGCTGGATGCCGGATTTACCATCATCCGGGACGAAGCCAGGCATATTTCAGGCATCAAATACAAATGCCGGATATACGCCAAGACGCCTGCCCGGCGCGAATGGCATACCCTGGAGAAAGATTTCAAATCAGTAAAGCAGATGAGTGACCGTAAGACTATTTTACTGCAGGATCCAAAAACAATAGAAGACTAATGGCCAAAGAAATCGTAATACCCGAGAATCAGTTACCCGAGAAGTTCCTGGAAGCGGTCCAGCTGCTGCAGAAGCTACGCCACTTCAAGAAAATATGGGATGAACATTATGGTGGTACCAATCGGAATAACCTCCGGCGCTGGGAAGACAAAGCAGATGAATTCCTTTCCTCATTATCCATAGAAGAAATACCAGATACCAATGACACAGGAAAAGACTTACCCGTTCAGTAAAGCCGCCCAGGCGGCCAACTACATCTATTCCCGGCTATCCTTCCATTGCCAGAGGATTGATATCGCCGGCAGCATCCGGCGCCTTCGTCCGGAGGTAAAGGATATAGAGATAGTCTGCATACCCAACCAGGAGGAGAAGCAGTCAGATCTTTTTGGCAACAAGGAAATGATCACCGATCGGGCATTCGTGGAAGCCCTGGCAGAAGTAACCGATATAGTTATCCTGGGTAATGTAGAAGGCCGGTACATGAAGATCCGCACTAGCAGCAAGAACTGTCCCGGTATCAATCTGGATCTGTTCATGCCCGATCCGGTCGATTACTTCCGGCAGCTGGCCATTCGCACCGGCAGCGCAGATTACGCCCACCAGGTAATTGCCAATGCCTGGCGCCGGAAGGGTTGGGTGGGAGTGCAAAATCTTGGCCTCCGGAGAGAAGAGGAATGTTTCAATACCGGCAAAGACAAGAACACTTGGAAGCTTTACCACAGTATTGAAAAGCCAACCTTGCCACCAGCATGGTCCAGCGAGCGTGAGTTCTTTAAATGGATCGGCGTGGAGCTGATCGACCCGCAACTGCGGGAAGTACATAACAGTCAAAATCTGGCAAGATGATACACGAGCTGAAAACATTAGATGAGTTTATGGATGATATCGCTACTGGTGTTAAATCATTCGAAGTAAGAATCGACGATCGCAATTATCGTGAAGGCGATACATTGATTTTAAGGGGCTTTGATGGGGCCAATTATAATGATAAAACGATTTGGGCAATTGTCACCTACATACTATACGGCGGAAAATTTGGCCTCGAAGAAGGTGCGGTAGCCATGGCAATAAAAGTGATTGATTGTAACTACATGAGTGTAAATATTTCTTTTACAAAGCAAGAGGCCATAGCACTAATGAAATCCGGACAAAAGCTTACTCACAGGTATTTTGCCGATGAAGAGTATATAACAATTGGCCATGCCGGAAATATTTGCACTGAAGAAGGTTATACCTGCAGTCTGGATGAATTCTGGTCCGATAGAACAGATCCGACCTGGCAGATTGGATGGGAAATTTTCAATCTCAAAAAATGAAAGCAAAAAAGACCCCAATCAACTCCCGGATCTATCTGCGGGAAAAAATGCTCGATGAGCTATTGCCCAGGCTGCACCAGCCCGGCAAGATCACCGTACTGGAAGCATGGGATCTCTGCCGGCACATACCCGGAGTGCTGAGCTATGATGTATGCCGGGCCGTATTTCACGGCATCATGCTCGATATGATCTACCAGGGTTTGGCCGGATACTCCAAAAAGAAAGGTGAGTACCGGATCATCAAAAAAGAAGAGAAGTATAACCCTGAGCGGATCTAGGTACCGGTCAGAGAAAAGTACGAGCCACCGGATCCGCCAAGTACAATCATCCGGCCACCGGCCACAAAGAGTACTCAGGAACTTTTATTTGAAAAGTATATATAAACCGCGGCACCGGTTCTGCCTTAATCATCACATGGAAAAAACAATACAAATCACAGCACAAAAAGCCTTAGAGCTTTACCCTACAGCTGCTGGGACTTTTAAGTCTTTGCTGGAGGAGGAATTCGGTAAGGATTTCTTATCGCAGGACATCACTGATAAGGTGAAATCATTTGAAGATGCCTGCGCTCAACTCGGTATTTCTGTTTCAGATGTTTTATCTGGCAGTGATACACCTGATGAGGCAGCATATAAAAAACTGAAAGTAATCGTTCGCGCCCTTAACCAGGGCTGGACTCCTGACTGGACTGATGGAGACCAGTATAAGCATTATCCCTGGTTTGATCTCAGCTCCGGCTCCGGCCTGGCGCCCTACGATTTCGTTCACCTCTATTCGAGTTCGTTTGTCGGCTCTCGCCTTTGCTTTAAAACAAGGGAACTGGCCATCTACGCCAGTAAGCAATTCACCAGTATTTATTCTGATTTTATGACTCTTTAAAACAATATATATGCTCCCAAAAATTAAAACCTTTGAAGACGCCTGTAAGGCTTTGAATATTGACCCCAGCAAAGCTTTATTGGATGTATCAGGAATGCCTGTACATCATCAGAAAGCAACTATCGCTCATGCAAAACTGATAATTATTGCAGAGGCGCTGAATGATGGATGGAAACCAGACTGGAAAAACTCCAGTGAATGGAAGTACTATCCATGGTTCAGAATGTCCTCCGGCTCCGGCCTGGCGTTCCACGTTTACGATACCTACTATTCGTATTCGAGTGTCGGCTCTCGCCTTTGCTTCAAAACAAGCGATTTAGCTGAGTATGCCGGCGAACAGTTTAAAGATTTGTACGAAGATTATTTCCTGCTGTAGCAGGAGAAAGGTGGTGTACTGTACGAGCTGCGTTCCTCCGGCTCCGGCCTGGCGTACAACGATTACGATAACAACTATTCGAATTCGAATGTCAGCTCTCACCTATGCGAAATCTGTTACAGTGCAGACCCTGCCACTAGGCAAAAAAAGTCACATTAATTTGACTGGTTGGTAATGAAAGTGAAGACCAGTTTTAATAAGCAAAGCATGAAAAGGATCGGGAATTTATACGAGAAAATTTGCAGCCTGGAGAACCTGCAGCAGGCCGATGAAAAAGCCAGGAAGGGAAAGTCTTGGCAGTACGGAGTCAGGATCCATGATCAAAACAGAGAAAAGAATATCCTGGATCTGCAGGCCGCCCTGGTAAACAGAACCTACCGCACATCATCCTATACGGTTTTTAAGGTATTCGAACCAAAGGAAAGAGACGTTTACCGGCTTCCGTATTACCCAGACCGGATTACTCATCATGCGATTATGAACGTCATGGAGCAAATATTTGTATCAGTTTTCACCGCAGATACTTATAGCTGCATTAAAAAACGGGGTATCCACGCCGCCGCCGATGCCGTTAAACTGGCCTTAAAAGATCAACCAGGTACACAGTATTGCCTGAAGCTGGATATCACTAAGTTTTATCCCAATGTTAACCACGATATCCTAAAGCAATTACTGAGACGTAAAATAAAAGACCAGGATATGCTGTGGCTGTTGGATGAGATAATTGACAGCGCTCCGGGCTTGCCGATCGGCAATTACCTGAGCCAGTACCTGGCAAATTTTTACCTCACTTATTTTGACCATTGGCTGAAGGAGGTTATCTATGTAAAATATTATTTCCGATATGCCGATGACCTGGTTATCCTGTCAGGATCTAAATCAGATCTGCACGCTGTACTTGCTAAAATATCTTCCTATCTGGCCACTCATTTAAAGCTCAGCGTAAAAAAGAACTACCAGATATTCCCGGTTTGGGCCCGAGGGATAGATTTTGTTGGCTATAAGTTTTACCATACCCATATACTTCTTAGAAAGTCCATAAAGAAAAACTTTGCCCGCATGATGGCGGCCAACCCGAACCAACAATCTGCTGCATCCTATTATGGATGGGCCAAACATTGTAACTCTAACCACCTAATTAAAAAACTACTGCATGAACAACTTTAAAGAATTGGGGATCGAGGCCCCTGTAGCCGCGTTTACAGGCGACAAAATAAAATTGAATAAAATTCTGAATGAATCGATTATAGTACACAGATACAAGATTGAGCCATCAAAGTTTGAAAAGGGAGACGGCAAAAGACTGGTTCTGCAGATTGAGAAAAATGGCACCAACTATATCCTTTTCACCAGTTCTGTTACCCTAAAAGAAATGATACAGCAGGTACCAACATCCAAATTTCCTTTCGAAACGATAATTAAAATGATTGATGAGCGCCCACAGTTTACTTAGTAATTAATGGCATCTATAATCACCATACCATCCACCCCTCAGCTGGCCACCCTGCCAGCTGACCAGGCACGCCCGGCCGGCCGGATCACCCCGGCCCGGGCCCGGAAGATCCTGGAGGAGAATGGACTGCAGCTGACAGAAGACCAGGCAGCAGCAGTTACTGAGTTTCTCTATACCTTAGCAAAAATGACGACACATGAAACCAAATGAATTTAGGATTGGCAATTACTTTCATCCATGCTCAGAAAACCCCGTATCAGGGGCAATCATTCCTAATACTGGTATTTTTTTCAGAGTAGGATCTGTAAACAAATTTGGTGAAGTCGAAGTGATAGAGCCAAAACATCAAACAGTATCACTTATTACTAAGAATATTTCTCCAATACCATTAACTGAAAAAATACTTGATAATTGCAATTTTGAAAAGCACTTAACAGCAGGAAATAATAAAGCCGCCTTTTACTCATACAGGTACAGTATTTCAGAATATATTGAATTAGCGTGGTACAGTGCTGAAGGAAGATTAAAGTTACAAACTAAACTTTCTGGATTTTCTATTGACTTTGATATACAATACCTGCACCAACTGCAGAATTTGGTATTTGCATTAATCGGCAAGGAATTAAAAATTGATTTATGAAAATCGCACGTTTGTACATCCGGGTTTCCACTGACGAGCAAGCTGATACTGGCTTCTCTCAACGCCACCAGGATGAAATGCTCACCCGCTGGTGCGAGATCAATAACGTATACGTCAGCCATAAGCACTTCGAGGATCACTCCGCGAAGAACTTCGAGCGCCCCGAGTTTAAGAAAATGCTCATGCAGATCCGCAAGGAAAAAAACAAAACAGATCTGCTGCTCTTCACTAAGTGGGATCGCTTCTCGAGAAACGCCGGTGATGCCTACGGAATGATCACCACACTCAACCGCCTGGGAGTAGAACCACAGGCCATCGAGCAGCCACTGGATCTGGCCATTCCGGAAAACAAAATGATGCTGGCCTTTTACCTGGCCGCTCCGGAGGTGGAGAACGATCGCCGATCGCTCAACGTGGCCACCGGTATGCGCCGGGCGCTCAAAGAAGGTCGCTACATGGGAAAGGCGCCGATCGGTTATGTCAATAAGAAGAATGAAAAAAGTAAATGGATCGAGCCGGATCCGGCCAGCGCTGATATCGTCCGCGAAGTATTCCAGGACATTGCCACCGGCAAGTACTCTGCAGAGTCGGTATTGAAATTCACCACAGCCAGGGGAATAAACTGCAGTAAGAATAATTTCTGGAACCTGCTTCGCAATCCAGTGTACTGCGGAAAGATCCTGGTACCAGCATACAAAGGAGAGGAAGCGCAGATGGTATCTGGCCAGCACGAGCCGCTGATCAGCGAGGCGCTGTTCTACCAGGTGCAGGATATTCTCGATGGCAAAAAGAAGATCCAGAAAACAAAGCGCACGGTTGACGATCGCTTCCCGCTCCGTGGATTCCTGCAGTGCAAGGATAACAGCTGCAGCCGGCTGCTCACCGCATCCGCTTCCAAAGGCCGTAAGCATCATTACGAGTACTACCACTGCACTTCTGCATGCGGTACCAGGTTCCCTGCAGCTGAAGTAAACGAAGCCATCCTGACCGAGCTGCGGAAGTGGAAGCCACATCCGGCCGTCAAGGTCCTTTACCTGCAGATTCTGCAGGACGTACTCAGCCGCAATGAGGCGCAGCAGAAGCAGCAGTTAAAAGAAATTCAGAAGGAAATGGTCACGCTCGAAAACCGCCGCGTAAAAGCCAGGGAATTACTGCTGACGGATTCCATCGATCCGGATGATTACAAAACCATCAAGCGCGAATCCGATCGGCGGATCTCCCAGCTCGAGGCCCAGGTAGCTCTGCTGAGCGAGCAACCTTTAAACATCAAGCCTCAGCTGGAGCAGGGCATCACTGTCCTGGAGCACATCGACCATTGGTACAGTCATGCCACCACAGATGCCAGGCGTCAGATCCTTGGTTCGATATTCCCCGAAAAACTAGTATACGATGGAACCGGTTTTCGAACCACCCGAGTAAATGAAGCAGTCCGATTAATATTCACGCTGGGCGCAGCTTTCGCCGAAAAAGAAATGGGACAAGCAGAAAGAATTTCCGACTTGTCCCATCAAGTGATCCCGCTGGGACTCGAACCCAGGGCCCCAACATTAAAAGTGTTGTGCTCTACCAACTGA